TTATTCAGCCTTTAAATCCTTAACGTACATCCATCCGGTAACATCAGTACCGATACCTATCAGCGCTTCCTTGCCGTCCTTTGACATCGTGATAACGTCAAAAATCGTCGTATAAACAAACGGATACGGTTCCGTACCATCAGAAAAAGTAGCACCGGCATTGACCTTAACCTTACCGCCAACCTTTACCGTCTTAAAATCTGCTGACGGTGCCGACTGTTCGGCAGGGTAAAGATCCGATATGTACATCCAACCTGTCCACTGCTCTCCTATACCGATACGGGCTTCCTTGCCGTTGCGTGACAGCAGCTGTACGTCATAAACAGTGTTGTAGACTTCCGTAAACGGCTTTGTACCGTCCGAAAATGTCGCTCCTGCCTTTACTCTGACATTGCTTCCGGCCGTAATAGCAGTGCTTGAAGGCTTCTTTGCCTTATAAAAAGACTTTTCGCCCAGAAGATAAGGCAGAGGATCTACATACTGCGTACCGTCAAACACATCAAAGTGCAGATGCGTTCCGTAAGAGTAGCCTGTGTTGCCTTCCTTGCCTAACGCCGTGCCGGCTTTAACCTTCTGGCCGACTTTAACCTTTACACTGCCCTTGACCAGATGCAGATAACGGCTGTATACTCCGCTCTCATGCTTAATGCGGACGTAGTTGCCTGCTGTATATGTATCGCTAAAGCCGTCAACAAAATCCTGCACAGCTACAACCTCACCGTCTGCTACCGCAATTGCATTGCAAGCGTGGCCTGCGTCATTGATAAAATCCATACCGTGATGTGTGCTGTAAGACGGCTCTCTTGTGCCGTAATCGGCTGTGCAATACTCTGACTTGCTTTCCAGCACATGACACTTAAAATTATACTTTCCGCTCATACTATTTTTCCTCGCTTTCGTTTTTCTCGGTGCTGTCGCCCTTAAGCTTCAACTGTTTTAACACTTCAAGCATTTTCTTTGGTATCGGTATGCCAAGCCCTGCCGCATTTTCCACGAGCGATATGCCCTCGTTTGCGATAAAAAACATTGTCACCGCTGACTGTAATACAGGAGTGCTGTTCAGTACATACGCATCAAGGACGTGTGCAACACCTACAAGCATTAAAATCAGTATCTTCTTGACTATGCCTTTGAAGCCGACCTCGCTTGACACATCTTTTCTGACAATTGCACACGCAACACCGGATATGTAATCAAGCACCATGCACACGATCAGAGCGGCAAGCAAGGGCGTAAAATCGCCCCATATCCAGCCAATCACACCGCCGATAGTTGCCACTATCGCCCCGAAAACACTACTTAACTTTTCCATAACTTTTCCTTTCTGCCTATTCGGCGCTGTTTGCTTCTTCTTTTCCCTGCTTTGCGAGTATTGCGAGCGCTTCCTCACTGTCATCCGGGATAATTCTTGCGCCCTCCATTACTGCGTCCTCAGTTTCGATGCCACCGAGGACAAACGTTCCATCCGGAAATATCTGCATTTTCATCACCTACGCTCTCTTGTTTGTGTATTTTATCATAAATGACAGGGTTTTTGTTCCTGTCAATGACATCGTAACGGTGCCGTTCTCGATTTTCAGATGCTCGACAGAATCGCCGACTGTCAGCACATCTCTGTCGTAGAATGTAGCACTTGTCAACGTCAAAACAATACGGTTTCTGATAGGGCTTGCGTTGTTGTCATAGTACGGCTCAATCTCTACCTGATTGTAGCCTTCGCCGTATGTGGCATAGTCAAAACTTTTGGGTAATTCTGCCGTTACAGTGCCATATATAACTATATCCGTATCACACATCCACGCTCGCCATATATTATCGTCACACCAGCGTGTGTACGACCGCTTTCTGGTAACGGACGTGTACCTTTGGACGCTGTTAAATGCGTCGGCATTCACATAGCGGATATTGTCAACAGTAAGCTCAAAAGGCTCATTTGCAGACACGGGACGGTTTGATATATTCTGTGCAGATGCCGATGTGCAGAAATACCGCTGACTCTTGCCTTTGTCTGATGCCGTGTTCAGCGTAATATCGTTTAAATCAATAGTCTGCCCGGTTATTTCTGTAGCTTTGAGGTAATCCTTGCTATCAAGTGCCATCTGTGTCGCTGTCGATATAGGCTTGTCTATATCTGCGGTGTTGTCTACATTGCCAAGTCCGACCTCGCTTGCCGTGTACACAGGCTTGCTTTCAGCTTTCGCCCAGTCCGCTATATCAGCATTTTTAAGATACTCCGACATATCAACCGAGATAACCCCGTCAGCCGTAACCGATATGTTATCGCCTATCTTAACACCGCCGAGCGTGTCAGCAGTTGCAGAGGGAAGCACATAGCCGACACCCCCGTCAGCCGTCAGCTTTCCGGATATATGCAGATTACCGCCACTGTCAAGTACCAGAGCGTCCGATCTGCTTGCTCCGTAATATGAATCATGTCCGTTACCTACAACAAACAATCCTTTGCTTGTTTTATTCCACTTTCCTATTGCGAACGTTTCATCTCCTGCCACCGTACCCCAGCCGGAAGCGTGAGAACCGATACCGCTCGCAATCGTATTATGACCCTCGGCATGAGAATAACTGCCTGTTGCACGGCAATTCTCGCCCTCTGCGTGCGAGCTCTGACCGCTCGCCACACAGCCTGTCCCTTCGGCATGACAGGACGGATTTGACGCTACAGTGTTGCTCCCTTCCGCATGGCTGTACGGTGCGCTTGCCGTAGTCTTATACCCTTCGGCATGAGAATAGTACGCTGATGCAACATTGTTTTTGTAGTCGTTGAACACCTCGCAATTTCTGTCGGTATTGGTGAACTGCCCCACTTCGTCCGCAATCGTACTGTAAATAAGCTGTTTTTCCTCTTCGCCGTCAGATTTCTGCGCAATATTCTCATCTATGCCGTTAAAACAGAATTTTATCCTTTCGGTAAGTAGTGACAGATAATCCTCAACCGCATTTATCCGCCCTTTGTCCTCCGCCGATTTATCGGGAGCAAAGCTTATATTCAGATTATCCACTTATCTCACTTCCCTTTTCACTGTCAAGATATATGCCATACAGCGTTGCACAAGCGTCACCGCTTACTTCGCCGCATATCTTTATTCTTATCTTTCTGCTTCTGAGCGGTATTACCGGAGCGACAGCTATTTCTTCGCCATTACCCTTTTCACCCCAAAGTTCATATACCTTCCTCCATTCTCCGCCGTCAGCGCTTATATATGCCGACAGTTCAAGCGTTTCGCCGTCCTGCTTTTTGTGATACAGCGACATTCTCAGCTTTTTATATATTCTGAATATACTTTCCCTGCCAAGTTCGCCGCTGACCGCAGAAAATTCACTCCTGTCACTGTCCGTATAACCGCTGTCGTTTCCGACAAGCATTACAAGCCTCATCTTTTTATTGCTGTCACGGGTAACAGCATACAGCCTGCCGTTTATCTCGTGCGCCGAGATTACATCCGCAAGCCGCCTTGTGTACCACGCCGAGTAGCGCTTGTCATAATAATACACCGTTTTGTCAGCCGCACACATAACGACATATCTTCCGTTTGCCGTCATCACCGCCGTATCGGTAATATCATCACCCAGCTTTGCGTCGATCCTCACCGATGCAGAACCATTAAAGCTGAATATCCCCTCAGGCGCCTTATAATAAAGCAGTCCGTCCGATATGCACAGCGAACCATCACTGCCCTTCTGAACGCCTCTCAGCTTTACGGTGCTTAGCGTAAAGTTTGACGCTCGTGTGCCGTAGACAATATGGACGACATTTTCCTTAAAGAACAGTACACCACCCCCGTACACGCATACTCCGGTGAAATCCCCGTCAGACCCTACCGTTGCCGCCCATGCGTCAGTTGAGATGCCGTCATAGCTTCCCCACTCCGTAGCACTTCCGAGCTTTGAGCAATATATTTCACGATTAACCGACGAACACCCCCACAGCCTGTTGTTATGCTCTGTTATAAAATCCATCTTCGGTATCGGACAGCTTATGACCGCATTCTTTATATTAGACACCCTGAATTTGTCCATCTTCCGCTTTTCCGTATAGAAATAGCGGGTATCGCTGTACGCACTCGTGTCGAAGTTGATCGACACGCACCCGCTCATGCTGTAGCTTTCCTTTCCCACCGAGCTTATCAATGCAGACAGGTACTGTTTCTTTCCGCCGTATTCATAATCTATCCTGACCATATCGCCAACGCTGTAGCTTGACAGTGCTACGCTTTCCTCAGGCACATCAAGATACAACAGCTTGTATATAGAAACCGTAGGCCGTGTCTGGTTCTGATTATATTCGAACAGTGTGCCTGAAAGCGATGGCTTTGCAGTATACCGCACGCTTACAGGCGTGTCTGCGGTATTTACAAGCACCTCGTCCGGCATTATCAGTATGTATGCTCCAAGTGACACAAGCTGTTTTTCCCCTGCACTGAGATTTACCGCCGTTTTCACTCCCGAAATATATATACCGTCCGCCTTTGTGTATACTATCTCTCCGTTTTTTATGATATACCCCGTTATACCGTCAGCCAACGCCTTGTACGAAAACGGCTTTACCGTTTTAAGCGCAGGAAAAGCGGTAAAATCCATACCGTACAGTTCCTGCCAGCATCCAAGCGGCGTACCGTTCGAGCGATCGATACCGCCGAACTTTACGGCACTTTCCGTACCACCCGTTATTTCTCTTACCGCCAAGTTCTTCCTCCTATCCCGTGATTTCGGTTCTCACGCACGAAATATGCCTGCTGTTCCAGAAACGGCAGCAGCTTTCATACAAAGCCTCAAACAGAGCGTTGTCATTGGCATATCTCTCATACTCCGCATGGTAAAAATCTATCAGTGAGCAAAGATAAAGAATGTATATCTCATCGTGCGGAGCCTTTATGAAAAGCTCCGTTGTGTCATCGCTCAGTATCTTTTCCGTATCGGTAAACCCGATTTCCTCATGCTCGTGCGTAACATACAGATCCTCATATATTCTGCTTTCAAGCTCATAAAGCCACTTTCTCTTGTCCTCTGCGGCAATCTCGTTCGGTCGCAGTGCGTCAACCGTTTCAATGACTTCCTTTACCGTCATCACTTGCCCTCCTGCACTATCAGCGACTGCTTCCATCCTTCATCACGGTAGTATTCCGCTCTCTTTCTCTGAAGTTCTGCTCTGTCCAGTTCCTTTTTTATGAACAACGGCACCATCACCGTTTCACCTCTGCGTATAAGATAATTATTGCAGTTCACCGATACAAACACATCCGAGTTGTACTTGTCGTTGTCCTTGAACAGCCTTACCGCCACAAGTTCAGTTAAATTTTCTTTCATATATTTCTCCTTTACAATATTATTCCCCTTACCCTCCCGCACTGCCGTTGCTGTCACCACGCCTTGCAGTGACCCTGTGCCGCTTATTCCGGTTTTCCTTTACCGGCTTTAATTTGCGCTCGTCTTTTCCGAATAAACAGGAGAACAGCTTTCTATTCTCACCATATACTCGTCCGTAAGTATCTCGGCTGTGCGTACCGCCTTCCAGCCCACGCTCGCTCTCTGGTTCAGAGGGTCGTCACCGTAGCCGAGCTGCTTTACTATGTGCTGAAGACCGCCGCCGGCAACGTCCGTCACCGCATAAGCGTGCGCTCCTATAACCAGAGTAGAGAACACCGCAAGCGCCTTCTTTTCGTAATATGTCGAGGCTGTGACCTGACCGCCTGCCGAAACGCTTGCCTTCTGATAGCTGTCGCCCGACTTCGTATAATAGTCCTTTCCCTCAAGAAAATTTGCGTCGGAGGTCAGCTGATAGAACTGCGGACAGCTTTCATCGGCAAATATCTTTGCCTCCGTGCTTTTTACAAATCTCACATTGCCGAGCGAGCCTATCTCCCCCTTGAATATGCTTTCGGGATCGGCATACTTATGCACATCGACCCACTCCGCACTTCTCATAAGGTCATAAGCGGCATAAGGGTGTATTATCGCAACATAGCTCTCCCCGTCTATTCCGTCTGCATTCATGCTCTCAAGCTGTGCGGCGGCACGGAATACCATATCCACCGATAAGACGCAGTCCTTGCTCAGTTCATCTCTTGACAGTACCTCGCCCCCGTCCTTACCGCAGGCATATATAACATTCGTTCCTGCGTTAACTATCTCTCTTGTTATCGTGTCAAGCGTTCTTCCCGACTGACTGCCGAGCAGCTTTGTTGACTGCACTACATTGTTGTCTATTGCGGTAAGTTCCAGCATATCCGACAGCTTGATATAGTCGCCGTACTGATTCACCGTTGCCGTCTTAGCTGTTACCGACAGCATATTTCCCGCAGGTGTAACGCCCTCAACAAGTGGCGTTGTCGCCTTTGCAAGCGAGCTGTACTTTCTCAGTTCTATCGTCTTGCCGTTATTCTTGGGTATCGGATATTTGTCTGCAAAGCGGTCATGCACCAGCTTAGGCTCTGCCATATCTATCAGCGTGTTCTCATAGAACGTTTTCATCTCGGCGGACAGACTTGCCTGTCCTGTTGTCTGTACATCGAACAGATTTAATTTAACTTCTCTCATCTTCATATAGATTTCCTTTCCCGACGGTCTATACCGTCATCTTTCTATTTTCTTATCGTTTTTCTTATCGTTTTTTCTGCCGCAAAACTTTTCCCCGTGCGGCTGCGGCTTTTTTAATTCCCGCCTGCCCTCCCGTTGCAATATTCATATCTCACCCCCTTCTTCATCATTCATAAACTGTCAAAGCACCACTCTTTCCCCTCTCTCCGTCCGTCTGATAAGTTCCTTCCGCTCATTTTTAGACAGGCTTTTCTCGCTTTTCGTAACCTCTCCCGCAGGTGACAGCGCGCCCTCTTTCATTCTGCTGCTTTTACAGAACGCACCGCTTCTCATAAGTTCAGATGCCGCATATTCCATTGCGTCGGTAAAAAGTTCGTCCTTATGCACGATAAGATAAGCCTCCTCAAGCCCCACGCCCTTATAGCACAGCGAAAAGAATCTTCTGTCACTCATTTCTTTCGCAAGGTCAAACTGAGGATATGTCTGCTTTACCTCCTCGCTTTCCTTTTGCCACCGCTCCAGCCTGTACTCCATATCGTTTCTTCTGCACCGCTCGAAATTCCTCTCGGATACCGCATTTTCTATTCCGTCATAGTCGCATTTATCCGCTCCGCAAAACTGCGCCACAAGGCTCAATATCCGTTCTGCCCTTGCCGCCCTCTCACGCTTTGACTTAAGCACCGCCTGCCTGAAAAGCTCCGCCTTATCCTCGTTTTGTTCTTTTTCGGCTTCATCCGGTTTATTGTTTTCGCTCAGGCTTTCATCACTCTTTTGTACCTTTACTTCTTCGCTTGTTTCAGCGTTTTCTATACCGTTATCTGTCGCCTGCACATTCTCTGTCGCTTCCATATTTACCTCTCACTTCTGTAGCAGGATACATATTCCGGATAGTTTTCCTCCAGCATATCAAACCCCTTGCATATCCCGTCAACCGCCGTGTTCAGCCCGTCATCGTCCGTCACATAGCTTATGACCGCCTGACCGCTTCTCAGCGTAACATCAATAATATCGGTATCCCCCGTGTCCTCGCTGTCAAAAACATTCTGCGCTATCGTCTGAGCAAGCGTTGTCATTGCCGCACATACAAGCGTAGCCTCTGCCGACCCGCTGTTTTCGTTCGCACAGTGTCCCGTGATATAAATATCCCTGCCAAGACCCGACTTGTCTATTCTTACTCTTGTCATATCTTCACCTCGTTCATTCCTGCGTTATCCCTTATCACACGCTCAATTTCTTCTTTTCCCTCAAAGTCCATCATCGCAAGACAGCCCAGTGCCTGCACCGCCGTTTCCGGATTGAAAAATCCAAGCTGAAAAAGCTGCTTTGCAAGTTCATTCTGCGAAGCTTTGGAAAACGGCGATTTCTTCGACGCCGTACATACTATATCAAAGACAGGCTTCTTTGTCCCAAGCTGTACCCCGAAAAGCTCCCTGCTCTGTTCCTTTATGGCTGAGTTGTCAAAAGCGTCATATCCCCCGGTTATCCTGAAGCTTCTCGGCGTATCATAGAACTGCCTTATCAACTCTATTATCAGATAGCACACCTGCTGGAACGCAAAATACGTTCCCTTTATCATATCCCTCGACAGCTTGCTTCCTGCCTCCTGTAAAGCCGCAATGGCGCTCGCCGCCGTAACGCCGTTTGAAACCGACCCCTGAGAAAAATCCCTGTTTCCGCTCGTTTCCTTCAGTTCGTCTATTTTTAAACTCAGTGCATTCATCACCGAATTGTCCAGCGGCTCTGCCTTAATTTCCCTTATATCCTCTTCACCGAGATTTCCCGCAACGTGAACGAACCTGTTTTTTAAGTCAGCAAATTCGGCTTCGTTCACCGCACTGTTCTGTCGGATAAAATATCTCTTTCTGCTCATCATCACCGTATGCTCAAGAACGACCTGCGACAGCTTATCTATATACATCTGTGCGTCACGCATAACATCTATGTAGCCGAATCCGCACGGAGTTCCCTCCTGCACAAACAGCGTATCCATAACAAAGGGATAACGGCTGTGTTTATAGAATCCGTCGGCACAGCTTTCATCGTCCTCACTCGAATATATCACCCTGTCGCCGCAGAATTTACAGTAGCAGAGCTGTTTCCTGCCGTTTATCGTTTTCTTGTAGTACCAGTCGACGACTTCGACCTTCGCACTGTCGTCCGTCTTATCCTCCGTTTTGTACTTTTCCACGTTTCCGGTACCACCCGCAACGCTTTCGGTATCTTCCCCCAAAAGTTCAGGATACATCAGATTCAGCCGTTCACGGTCAACAAGCGTCACATAGAAAAGGTTTGCGCTCTCCTCAATATCCTTTATGCCCGGCTCCCAGAACAGATTCAGAATATCTGCGTTTCTTATCGCTATATCCCCCATACCGCCGTCAGCGTCAGGGTCCCATACAACAGCCGTACACATACTGCCGTTCTTGAGTTTGTACCACCAGCCGTCGCTGTACAGCTTTTCGTAGCCACAGCGTTCAAGTATCGCAGGAAGTATCAGCGATAACTGCTTTGCGACCTCCTCGTCGCTTTTTTCTCTCGGAAGCACCGCAGGCTCAGGTATATTGTCCATAGCGTCAGCGTGCTTATTTGCCAACGAGTTGAACAGCCACGCCGATGCAGGCATAGGCCTTGTATCACCCTTGTCATAGCCTATTTCGCCCCAGTGCCTTAATTTCCACCACTGCTCGTTTGACACGATTCTCTTGTCAAGTACCGCCTTCCCCTCCTTATACTTTGCAAGCGTCTGCCTTGCCTTACGCACCTGCTCCTTACCGATTTTCTTCATATTTCTCCTTTCATAATCACATCATATAGAACGATTCCGCCCTTTCGGGCTTTCTCTGTTCGAGAGGATCGTCACCTGCAGGAACCTCACCACGCTTTACCGGTGCGGCAATAGGATGCTCCATAAGGACATACCTGCATTCGTCATATATGTGATCCTCCATCGTTGTGTCAATATCCTCCACGTTCTTTTCGTCATACATAAGCGCAGGAATAGTCCTGATAAACTCTCTGCAGGTGTTGAAGCAATAGAACATCGCCTCCCCGTCACTGTTGAACGCCAGCCTGTTGTGGTACTGCATCTTACCCGATATTCTTGCGTTATCCCCCGGCGACCAGATTATAAAGTTAGGCGACCGTGCCATAAGGTCGGCGACGCTTTCCCCACGGCTTTTATCGAATATTGAAGGATCTGCGACCCCGTACACATTTCTCCCTCTTATATTCGGATCGTCACGCTCTATTTTTCTGATATTCTCGGCAATTACCGACGGTTCAAGCCTTATGCCCTCATTCGCCTTATCCGTACAGCCGTAGTATTCCCTTATCCTGTAGATGCACCCTTTAGTATCCACCGCATACCACCCTACCGAAAACGGCCTTGTATACCCGAAATCAAATCCCCTCACTATCTCCCAGTGGCGAGGTATCTCAAACGGCGCTATGACGTGCGTCCATCTCCTGTCGCAATAATGCTCCGGGTCATCTCTCCATTCGGTGAAAACCTGCCCCGTAAAGCTGTTCCAATCCCCGTACAGAAGCGCCTTTCTCTCGGCGGTCGGAAGCATAGACAGGCTCGCAAGATATTCAGGGTCGTTTCGCAACAGTTCCTTATTGTCAAATACACTCGCCGGGATGAACACTCTCGATTTTCTTATGATTATCTCCGCCCCGTCGGGCTTTTTCACCTTATGTTCTTCTATTATAGGTTTCATCGGCTCGCCTGCCGTTATAAACCTTTGCTTTACCCACGAATGACCCGGTCCGCCCGGATTCGCCGTGGCTCTGATGTACACCCTCGTGCCTTTTCCGCCAGGCCTGTTTCTCGAAAACATATAACTGTATTCGTCAAAGGAAAACTGCGTCAATTCATCAAAACCCACAAAGTCATAATGCTTGCCCTGATAGTTAAGCCTGTCTTTCTTATGCTGCATTGCCCCGAAATAGATTTTAGCCCCGGACGGAAAGCTCCAGCAGTGCTTGGTCTTGTTGTACCTCGCCGCAGGATATGCACCTTTATAAAGCGTCTGCGACCTGTCCTCAAGCTCCGTCAGCTGCGGATACGTTTTTCTGAAAATTATCCCCCTGTAGCAAGCCTTATCCGCCTGCCTGAGCGCCTCCGCCAGAAGTGCGTCGGACTTACCTCCGCCGGCGGCACCCCCGTACAAAGCCTCATACTCTCCCCTTTGCATAAACTCCGCCTGCCTTTCCTGCGGCGACCATACCACCCTCCTTCCGCCTTTTACATCGTTATCTTTCATCTCAGCAACACCTCCCGCTTTTATATAAATCCATCACTCCGCACCAACCCTTCCAAAACCGTACTATCCCCTCGCTTTTTGCAATGCTAACATCTGTATGTGCCGATACGCTTTCACATCCGCACTATCGCACCCACTTTTCGTAGGGCGAATGTCTGTGTGTGCTTTATTTGTTTCGCATCCGCACTATCCCGCCCGCTTTTCGTAGGGCGAGTGTTTGTGTGTGCTTGTATGGTTTCACATCCGCACCATCATTCGCCTCACACCAACATCCTTGCCTCCCTTGTCAAAGGGAGGTGGATTGACGGCAAGGCACAAGCCTTGATATTGTTGCTTTCTGTTTGTGACACGCCCACCTTTTTTTATTTATCAAACTTTTCTGCCGTCAAGACAGAGGGATTGCTTTACACCCACCAGCCTCTCCATCCCCACAACCCTCTCAAAGCCACATCCACCACCTTGCCTCACACCACCCTTCCAAAACCGCACTATCCCCTCGCCTTTTGCAATGCTAACATCTGTATGTGCCGATACGCTTTCGCATCCGCACCATCATTCGCCTCACACCAACATCCTTGCCTCCCTTGTCAAAGGTGAGGTGCTGTCGCCCGAAAAAATTCGGGCGACTACCGGAGGGATTGCTTTACACCCACCAGCCTCTCCATCCCCACAACCCTCGCAAAAAGACAATAATCCCTCGCTCAGCACCATGTCCTTGCCTCCCTTGTCAAAGGTGAGGTGCTGTCGCCCGAAAAAATTCGGGCGACTACCGGAGGGATTGCTTACACCCACCAAACCTCTCCATCCTCGCAACCATCGCAAAAAGGCAATAATCCCTCGCTCCGCACAATGTCCTTGCCTCTTTATGAATGCTCTGCCTGTTTCGCATTCGCACTATCGCACCTACTTTTCGTAGGGCGAATGTTTGTGTGTGCTTATACGGTTTCGCATCCGCACCATCCTTCGCCTCACACCAACATCCTTGCCTCCCTTGTCAAAGGTGAGGTGCTGTCGCCCGAAAAAATTCGGGCGACTACCGGAGGGATTGCCGCACCAACCCTCTCCATCCCCTCAACCCTCTCAAAACCACATCCATCCCTCGCCCCGCACCACCACACTTGGCTCCCTTGTCAAAGGGAGCTGGATTGCGACAAGGCTATTTCTTACTATAAATTGCAACATTCTGCGATTTCATCAACATTAATATCATCTCTGCCCTATCTGTCGCAAGACTGAGGGATTGTCACACCCCCTCTCTCCGCCCCAACCCTTCCAAATCCGCACTATCACGCCCACTTTTCGTAGGGCGAGCGTCTATGTGTGCTTATACGCTTTCGCATCCGCACCATCATTCGCCTCACACCAACATCCTTGCCTCCCTTGTCAAAGGTGAGGTGCTGTCGCCCGAAATAATTCGGGCGACTACCGGAGGGATTGCCGCACCACCCTTCCAAAACCGCACTATCACGCCCACTTTTCGTAGGGGAGTGGGCTTGCCCCTCCCGTTGCACCAAACCTCTCCATCCCCACAACCATCTCAAACCCCCATCCACCCTCATCAGAACTCACCCTCATTCTCCGTTCTCGCCTCGGGTATCACCACAACTCCTCCTTCGTTTTCCTCATCGTCAACCACGCCGCCGTCCCACTCATAACCGCATCTGTTCTTCAGCCAGAAGATTTGCGCCGTTGTGCTTGGCATCACCTGCTTTTCAACCGTTTTGACAACACCCAGCTTCCCGTCCTTTCCGACCTGCCTTGTGATTTCCGTCTGTGTGTATCCTATCGCACGCTTCAGCAATGCCTCCTCGACCTGCTTTTTTCTCTCCTCGTCACCGTCTTGTCCGTCACTTTGATATAGTCTCCTTATTTCATCGTGCGTCAGCTTCCAGTTTCTCAGCGTTGTGCGATGTATGCCGAGCAATTCCGCTGTCTGCACATCGCTGTACCCAAGCTCGATACAGTGGCTGATTTTATCAAGAATTTCCTGCGTGATTTCTATGCCCCTTCTTCTTTCCGTGTATATTCACCCCCTTCCTGACCGTTTTCGCCTTGATTATAACAGTTCGTCATAATCGTACCCGCCGTCGCTCCACTCTCCGCAATACTCCACATCGTACCCGCAGTCAGGACAGCTCCGCTCGGTTTCATATGCAGCCGTTCCCTGATATTCTCCACGGTACTGAAGCGTCCGTGTCAACTCATTGCTGTCATACGTTCCTCCGCATCTTAAACATCTGTACATATATCCCCTCCGTTTTTTGATTTTTTCTTCATTTTCGGAATCGTGTACGTTTTTTAGTACACAAAATACGCTATAATAGCCTTTAAAGGAATTATCAAACGTATCAAAAATGATAACCGTGAAAGCTGTTGCAACTTTCCGTTGTCATAATGATAGCACACGCAGGGTCGTTTGTCAACTGCTTGTAGCGCAATTTCTTCATTTTCGTTGAACTGCAACAATCTTTGACAACACTTTGTTTCTTTTATTGACAATTCAACACAATGTTGTTATAATTATTTCAGACAACAGAACGTCAATATGAAAGGATGAACCTTAAATGAGCAAAAACTCCGGCACAGTTTCAGGCGCATTTTCCGAAAGGATAAAACAGCTTCGTAAAGCAAAAGGTGCGTCGCAGGCGCAGGTAGCCGAATATCTCGGCGTAACCAAGCAGGCATACAGCCTTTACGAAACAGGAAAGCGTGAGCCGCCGTTTGCCACGTTATTGAAAATAGCCGAATATTTCGGTACAGACACAGACACGCTTCTTATGAGCGGCGATACCGCAAGGGTGTCCGACCCCCGCCTTAAATTCGCACTTTTCGGTGAAACCGAAATAGACGACGATGTACTCGACGATGTAAAACGTCTTGCTATGCTCCAGCTTGAGCTTCGCCGCAGCAAAGAAAAGGACGGAAAGAAGTAAACCGATGCAATGCTCTGAAGGGAGGGCAATGATAATTGGAACAGCTTATAAAAACCGCACAGGATAACGATATACTTATTGTAGATATGCGTATGAAGGGCAAGCAGGGTGCTATGAGCCAATGCACCGACGGTATGTGCATTATCGCCATAGACCCTCATAAAGTGAAAAGTATAGCCGACCGAAAAGAAAAAACCGTTCACGAGCTCGGACACTGCATGACCGGCGCCTTCTATGACGCAACCTGCCCCGTCATCCCCCGTGGCAGATGCGAACGCCGTGCTACAGCGTGGGCTGTGACCCACACGTTCACCAGAAGAACGCTTATAAAAGCGATCAGAAGCGGCCTTACAGAGCTTTGGCAATTAGCCGATTACTTCAACGTGACCGAGCATTTTATGAAAGATGCCCTGACCTACTACGAGCTTTACAACGGCGAATAAGCATAACAAAAAGCTCCCTTATGCGTTTTTTCGCATAAGGGAGCTTTCGCTCTATAACCGTTATATAATTACAACACTTGAGAAAAATCTCTGATATACTTATGAAACTGAATTTAACTTTGCGTCCCTCTAACCGTCCGCC